TCCAGAAATTAATTGATGCTACCAAATCAATTGGTGCTGGGTTATTAGATAGTGCAAAAAATAAAAAGGAAAAAGCTAAAGGAGTATTTAGTGGCATTGCTAATATGTTCAAAAATCTAAAGAAGATAGCAAAGAATTTAGTACCTATGGTTAAGGGATTTGTAACTAGCATGGGTGGATTCAAAGGAATATTGTCAAAGGGGTTGGTTGGGACTGTACTATTGCCACTTATGGCACTAGGTAATGGTATATTTCAAGCTGTTGAAGATATATTAAAATTGCCAGACTCTGCAGACTTTGCAACTATTGTTCTTACTGGGTTACGAGGAATGGCAGAGGGTATACTTGAAGTTCTAATAGGATTGCCGATTCAATTGATTGACTGGATTGCTGGTACAGATATAACTGGATTCATTGATGAACAAGGTGGAATAATATCTACCCTTGGTAATTTATTATCTTCTTTTTGGAAATCATTAATAGGTACAGTAGAGAGCGTGATTCAAACGATACCATTCATGGGTGATTTTAAGTTTGATCGCAGTGAAGGGCCGGACGCAGTAATAAATGAATCAAATAGTGCTAGTGATGAAAAATTAGAAGAACAAATCGCTGAAGGTCTTGAAGCACAAAAATCAGGGCCTGGTTTTTTGAATTTCTTAGGTTCAACTCTGGGCTTGACCGATTCTTATGATACTGATATGGAACAACTAAGGAATGCACAAGCAGAAAAGAATAGAAGAACAAGTGCTATGGCAAATGAAGAAAGACAAGCTTCAAGGAACTCTTCTGCTGGTGGCAATATAATTAGCTCGAATTCCACAGCTGTGAATAATGTATCTACACCAACTACACATATACACCAAAAGAAGAAGCCACGCAATAACGAATACTACGTGGCTTCACCTGCAGCTGAAATATTCTAGCCGTTGGCCATGTCTCTGAACAATGCCAGAGCATCATCAGCCGACTCAGCAGCTTCCATTTCGGCCTCTGCCGACTCCGGTGCTTTTGCCACTGCCTCTTCAGCAGGAGCTGCAGCCGGTGCGGCCTTTGGAGCCACTGCCTCTTCAGCTGACCGCGGAGCAGAAGCTACGCTGTCCGCACCGATGACACGATGGAATCTGGTTTTCAGAGAATCATAATCTTTGAATATCTCTGGCTTAACAAATTCACCCAAGTCATGAAGTTGCTTATAAACTTCTTCTAACTTTTCATCATCACCATCCATTAACTCAGAAGGAGTATTGAATTCTGACTTATCATAATTAGTCATACCTTCATACTTACGAATCTTCAACTTAAATGAAGCACCATCCCAAAAATCAAATGGGTCGAATGCTACTTCATCTTCAAACTCAGGATTCTGAGCATTCTGGATCATTTCAAAAATCTTAGTACCACAACGGAAGATTTTAACTTGACCTTCGTTCTCTGGGTTCTTAGAATCTGATTCGATAAGAATATTTAAATAATACTCAAGCTTACGCTTTCGGCGTGAAGCAATCTTACGATTCTCACGATCTTCTGTCTGCCATAATTCCTTATTGGCTTCACAGATAGGGCAATCATTACCAAGTGTAGTTGGACATTCAGCGATCATCCATCCGTTTTTATCTTTCCATCCGTGCTTATATCTTTTTGCCCATGGAAGATTTGCACCTTCTGCAGGGGGCAAGAAGCGAATCACAGCATAACCATTTCCAGCATCATCAGTTTTTGGATACCATAGATTAGGATTCTTTTCTCGTGATGAACCACCACCTTGAGAATTACCCTGTAGTGCTTTTTTGATTGCTTCTGAAGATTTTCCGCGATTGCGTTTTAGATTTGCAAAACTCATATTTTATTACCTCTTAATTTTAAATTCGGCTTACAGCCATCGTCTTTATGTTTGACTCACATGTTAAGTGAATCATCTATATTTATAGCAGATGTTTCCAGTCGATGTTATGTAAGAACCTACTATAGTTTTTAATCAGTTTTGACTGATGTTCCCATAGCGGATCTACTAACATAGTATCATACTTCTCTATAAATGTAAATATATTATTTAAATATATTACTGTTTCTATTGATATCATTCCTTGAAATAAGAATCGTATCAAAATAGGGTGTGTATTGCTGCCTTCAGGGACCTCTAGTATCTGTGCTACAGATAAACCTCTATCCTCTATAAATGCAACCACATTCTTCATATCATCCTTGACTAATCTCTTTAAGGATAATACCTTTCCTTTCCATTCTCTGAACAATTTAGCAGATTTATCAAATGATGCTAAATCTCCTGACCACATATTTGGATCATTTACAAAATTAGAAACAAAGAATGGTACAATATCTTCATTGCTATATTTCTTAGCTATTTTTTCAAAATAATATTTGTCTTTTCGTTTATCATATGCATTGTATGAAATATTTCTACTCTTTCCACAAAATTTAATATAATCATATGTGTCGCTATTAAAATGTAACTTGATCATTACATATTGTTTATACACTTCAAATGGTGTCATATCAAATAAACAAAGATGGTCGTTCTAAATTATCAGCCTTTATTGTTTTATTATCTTCTGCTTCGATTTGAATTTTTTCTTTTAATCCTTTGTTGATATATGCCAAAGCCTTTGGTGCCTCGATACCATAATCCTCACATATATTTGCAAGAGCAGTAATCAATAATATATCATTCTGTTTTGCTTGTGTTTCTACTCTAAGAGAGAAAGCATTCTTAGCTCTATCGTTGCTCATTTTCTAATGCCCATCCCACGTATGTTGTTTCATTAAATTCGCCAATTGTTTTATTACCAATCTTTGCATATAATATGTGTGATCTAAAATCATATTTAACTTTACCACCAAATTGGAATTCAACTTCTTCCAGCCAATTATCGTGACCATATATTTTATTTTTCATTGTAAGTCACCTCTTGCTCTAGCTTTGTAATCTTCCATTATTGCCTCTGACCTTCTTTGCTCGTTTGCTGAAGGCTTCTTGACAAAACAGGATTTGCCCATTTTTATTTCTGGGGCAGACCTGATAATTTTCTTCATCAGGATATCACAACGTTCACATTGGACTGGAGTATCAGAATATTTCATTGAATAAACTCGTGTAGTATATGTGCTACATTCTGGACATTTATATTCATACGTTGGCATAACATTTCCTTAAAATGGTATATCTTCTTGTTCTAAATCATTCAACACAGAGGCAATTACCATTTGTACTACATCTCTGGCACAATCATGCATTGCATTATGCGGAATCATTCCTGCTGGCTCAAATCTGGATTGCTTTGGTAGGTAACCATTGTTGCTACCAGTTAGAGTATCTATAAAAGTACGGATGTCTCTTTGTTTAAACCATTTCATAGGTTGGTCTTTATGTGCTATTCCCATATCATCACAAAGAGTATTGAACCAGGTGGCATCAATCATTCCACGAGACCAACAATGGCCATCAGTATACCCGGCTTCCGCTAGATAACTTCTAACCATATCAGGCAACTCGCTGATATCGACATCATCTTTGTGAGGTAAAAGGACTTCAGCAGCCTTTGGGCTCTCACTCATCTGCCGTTCCCACCAGGTTAAAGTAGACTTAGATATACATCTGCCATATTTTTCTACTTGATTAGAGACTTTTAATTTGACATAAAAACCATCTTTTATGCATTTATTAAATATGTCCTGTGGAGCCATATTTACAAAATCACTAGGGTCCATCACTATTATACCCATTGAAAGCAGAGTTGCTTTTGGGTCAGTAGATAAAGATTCAAAATCAAATATTACTTCTTTGCTCATTTTACACCTTTGACTAACATTTCAAACTCAGTTGTAAAATCTTCAAAGTCAGCTTCTTTGTCTTTAAAGTCCTGAGCATGCATAGTTTTTGCTAATCGACCAGCAGTTCGCTTTGGAACATCATAATCGTCTTTTAGCATTGATTTGATTTCTTTGATTGCATCTCTTGCACCATCTATAATAGACATATGATTAGTGACTTCTTTCAATGCATCGTGGATTGACTTGCGATCTTCTGGACTACTGGGTATAACAAAACTCATAATATAAAGCTCCAATTGATTAATATAATACTATTGTATCAAAAATTCGGGGGCATGTCAAATAAAGCTTGGTCACTGAGAGTGACCAAGCTAGTGACCAAGTTACAATTTAAGTAATCTTGGCTTATCCTTTTCAGGAACTTCTCTGTGCATGGTTACTGATAGAATTCCATTTTTCATATCAGCATCATCTACAACAATGTCTGCACCAAGTGTAAAGGTTTTCTCAAAGTTCTTTTGAGATATGCCTTTATGTACATGGCGGAATTTATCATTCATAACTTCATATTCATCTACATTAACATTGCCAATAATTGTCAGCTGATCTCGTTTGGTCTCAACTTTAATGTCGTCTTTATTCCATCCTGCCAAAGCGATTTGCAGAATAATGTTCTCTCCGCCTTCGTCTTGAAGAATGTCATAGAATGGATATGTATCAGTTGCATGATAGTATGCATCAGATAGATTTGTGGGAAGTCCTAAGAATGAAGATTCTAAGGCCCGTTGGATTTTCGCAATGCTATTATTGCTAGGATTTATGCTATTCATGGTATGGTTACCCCTATATTTTAGCAAGTTATTTCAGATTGGATTATTCCACATCTGATGTATCATATAAATAATGTGTCTTATGTAACCCACTAAGCCGTCATATGGGTTATATGGAGTACATTTTGACACTATGCTCGGAAGTCCGCAGCATGTATATATTTATAATTAATAGAGCGTTCTGTTGCCAGGTGCCCTAGACCCCGAACAGCCTAAGCTGCCAGTGCAAATACCATATCGTCGTTTGCGGTTACGTTTTCTCTCTATTTAAGGCTATTGAAACCTACTCTCCACGTAAACTCTTATGCCCGTCGAAGCCGACTCTTAGCCCCATCAAAAAAATACATTATACTTTTTTGGTGGAGCTATTGGGGAACGATCCCAAATCCGTGCTATAATTACTTACGCTTCTCTGAATTACTTGTGTTGTTGATTTTCTTGGTTACCACCATCATAACCTCCACCACCGTTACCACCAGTAGTTTCAGATTTGCTGGATTTACTTTTCTTATAAATTAGTATTCCTACTATAAGCAATACTATTACTATCATTCCGCCTGTTTCTGACATGCCATTATTCCTCTATTTGTTTTTATTTCGTTTCATTGACTTGCCTCTACCGGCAGAGCCACTGTTTGTTCCTAAAAATGTTTTGCCCAGTATGGATAACATTTTTTTCTCCTGTTTAAATTATTTATAATATGAGTTTTCTATCATGGGTAGTATATTCGCCAGCCTTAATAGTCTGGAAGTTTATTGGAACGCCACCAGTCATTTCCAGAGATACATTAATATAATTTTCATCAGGGATATTGTTTGTATGAACATGCCCATGGACATTCTTCCTATTCCTCAACTCAAGTGGATGTATAGGATGATGAGTAATCCAATGGCCCTTATATGTAGCCGGCGGGA